TTGCCGGGCAGAATGTCGATCCACAGGTTGTCACCCCAGGCCCCAGGGTTGGCAGCGTCGATCCGGAGGGTCGGCACAGATGCGGTGGCCTGGTCGTTGAACGACACGGTGGATGCCGTCGGACCTGAAGCGTCAAGCCGGATGGCACGGATGATCACGGCGCTCGTGCCACCGGCCGAGAAGTACGAGAAGACCGCCAGGTGTAGGGCGCTGGGCGGGTAGGTCGTCTCAAAGCCGCCGTACCAGGAGGTGAACTCCTTCCAGGAGTTGACTTTGGTGGGCGTGGTCGGGCCACGAGGGCACATTCCGACGAAACATGCCGCCGCCGTACCCGGCGTGGCACTGACATAGGTGGGAAACGCTGACTCGTCCACGTAGACGCCGGGACGCGTTAGTGTCGGCATGGGCTATTCCTCCGATTGGTACTGACCGGGTATTGCGGGACTGAGATAATCGCCAGGCTGGATGGCACTTGAGGTGCCTGGTCCCCATAGAAGCTCTCCGGTGTTCTTCTCCATGATGGTGAGGACAAGCTGGCGCACCCTGGTGGGGAGCAGGGTGACGATGTCCTCGACCTCAGTCGACACACGGACTTGGTAGATCTGCCGGAAGAGCCGCTTGTCAGTCTCCATGCTGTTGGTGCGAGTCGTCCCGAGAATGGTGATCCTGCGTACCGTGCCGGCCGGACAGGTCATCTGGGCGAAGCGGGGATGGAGGCGGCTCATCGCCAGGGTGCCCGAGATCTGGGAGATGTGCTGGTTGATCCGGGCTGAGGCCGTGACGGTGTAGTCGAAGTCCATCGGCAGCGGGTACTCGATGGATGGGTAGGGCGGTCCCTCGAAGGCGATGTTCTGCAGGTACCTGTACTTGATGGGCACCCATCCCCTGTGCTCGCGCTCGTGCGCCACCCGCTCCCCGGTGAAGTTGATCACGACGTTGGGGTAGGTGATCCGGCGCTCCTCCCGCTCCGGGTTGTGGAACCACACCGGCACAGGGCGAGTGTTGTTGGGGGCGTTCAGGTCGCTGACCATCATGCCCTGGAGGAGGGTCTTGAGGCCCATGTCCTCTTCGGTGTAGAGCCCCAGGAAGGGGGGATTGGGCACCACGTCGTTGGGCGGGTTGGTCATCGTCATCGAATCGCACCCCTCATGCCCAGGAAGCGCTGATACCAGAGACGGGACCCTTCGGTCAAGTGCCGGAGGAACTCGGCCTCGATCTCACCACTCTGCTGCGCCAGATCCATCGCCACGTCGCTCACCTGATAGCTCTGGTGCATCTTCTGGGCCTGGGGCAGCAACGGATGATCCGGGTGAAGCCCGACGTTGACGTTCTTCTGGTCGTGCCAGACGTGGAAGGAGGCAGCCACCCGCTGGTACTCACTGAGGCTGGGCTCTCCCTGCACGAGGTCCTGCATGTTCTTGCGAAGACTGTCGCCCGCCTTGCCCGCTGCGCTCCTCACCGCTCCAGCCTTGGACATCCTCTTGTACTGGGCGGCAGCTTTTCCCAGCTTAGCCACGTCGGATTTTTTGACGCAGTTATACGAAGAGGAAGGCATTTTTCCTCGCAAAGGCTGGCATTTTCTGGCGATACTGCATGACCGGCGTTAGCGGGCCGGACAGTCACAATGCTAGGTCCGGGTGTCGCGTCCCCCCTGACCACCCCGACATAGCCTGGGGACGTGTCAATGACTGGGCCGGTCTCCGGGCTTCCGAACCCAACTGACATCACCGCAGGTCAGCCGGGGCAGTACCCGGACACCGATCAGGGGTTGCCTTACCCCCCGGTCAATCCCTCTTCGACACAGCGGATCGCCCAGATGGCGAGGCTCCGGCTCCGGGACCTGCCCCGGCCCTTCATCTGCCGACAGACCTGCTCCGGCGTGGCCTTCCGATTCGAGCTTCCCGTAGAGAACGTGTCGGCGCCCAACCTCCAGGTTGTGCTGACCGACACCACCCAGGCGGGTACTACCCAAGCCAACCTGGGCTTCGACTTCGTCCTGGACGAGCACGGCGGCGTCCTGGTCTTCAAGACCGCTCCGGCGGCGGGGCTGCTCATGGTGGCGACGGGCACCTACTACCGCGACCTGCTGCCACCCGAGCTTGACCTGTACGTCCGCACTGCTTATATACAGCACACCTACGGCACGCAACCCACGGGTGAGGTCGACAGCGGCTACCCCCCGATGTACCCACCGGTCCTGGGCACCACCGGCCAGCCGGTCACCTACGGCACACCGGCCCCCATGATGATCAGCGAGGTGGAGGAGTACCCCATCTCGATCCTGGTCACGATCATGGCCCTCTGGGATCTGGCGGTGGGCGTGGCCCAGCAACACGACGTCCACACCCCCGATGGCGTCACCATCCCGATCTCGCAGACCTTCGGCCAGATCACCCAGATGATCGACCGGCTCAACAGCCAGTACCTGGCACTGTCGAGCGCCCTGGGGGTCGGGCTCTACCGCATCACCCAGTCGAGACTGCGGCGGGTCTCGCGCACCACCAAGCGGCTGGTGCCCATCTACCGCTCCAAGGAGTACGACGACCTGACCTGGCCGCAGCGTGAACTGCCACCTATCGACGTCACCCAGAAGATGTACACCTACCAGGGCACCTGGGACCCCGAGCACACCTACAGCCCACAGGATCTCATCGACTACGAGAACCACCGCTACGTGGCCCTCCAGGGCAGCCTCAACATCGATCCGACAAGAGACGTAGATCCCGAGACCGGCACCGGGTACTACTGGCAATACAGTACGATTAACACAGGGTGGGTCGGATGGTGGTGAACCGATCTAGATCCGGTAGTAGTACCATGGCTTCATGCAGATCGGAGAACGGTACGGTCGCTGGGAGATCATCAGCGGTCCCGACAAAACTGTGTCCACTCGCCCTAAGTGGCTCTGCCGCTGTGACTGCGGTACAGAACGATGGGTGCAAGCGGCGCAACTCAAGATGGGACGATCCCAGTCCTGCGGCTGTTGGATCAAAGAGCGCCACACTCTTCACGGTGACACGGTGGGAGGCCGGCCCACCAAGCTCCATGACTGCTGGAGCCACATGCTCGACAGGTGCTACAACCCGAACTCGCTCCGTTATCAGAGGTACGGAGGCCGTGGCATCAAGGTCTGCCGGGAGTGGCTCAACTACCCAGGTTTCAAGAGATGGGCACTGCAATCCGGTTACGAAGACGATCTTACGATTGAACGGATCGACAACAACAAGGGCTACAACCCTGAGAACTGCACCTGGATCACCAAGAAGGAGCAGCTTCGCAACACCAGCCGCAGCAGAATGCTCACAGCCTGGGGAGAAACCAAGGCGATGGCAGCGTGGATGGATGACCCACGGTGCAAGGTACGTCGCTACGGCACCCTCCAGGTACGCATCTGGAGAAAGTGGCCCCCAGAAAGAGCCATCGGCCTTGAAGAAAAGGCCATTAGTCAGGGGAGGGGGTGATGCCTGATGGGTCTATATACCCCGGCTTGGGAGAGCAAGAACCAAGTGATCCGTATGAATGAGATCATGAGGAACTATCAGAGAGTCTGGGGCGAGTCAGTGTTATGGAGTGAGTATGACGCCATGGCGTCTACGAAGCATTCTGTGTACGACGAAGGCCCCAGTTAGACGAGCCTGGTATCCCCCGGTGGTACTACCAGTGATGTTCCTTGACTTCCGCCAGGACGACCCCATCGACACCGACGAGGGCTTCTACGTGCTCTCGACGGCCAGCGTCGTCTTCCAGGTGACCGCAGCCGTGGACCGCTTCCGAATAAATCCCCTGTTCACCGCCAACCACTTCCGGGATCGTTTTTCCTACGACAACGTCGTCTACCGGGTGACCAAGTACGAGAAGCAGGGCTTCGTGCATGGCACCTACCTGACCGTGAGCGCTCTGGGCGAGCAGGTCAAGTCCGAAGAGGTGGTCAACGACGCCCAGCAGCAGGACCACTTCGTTCAATCGATGACTTGGTGACGACATGGCACTAGCGACCTACGACTTCTATCTCGACGCCTGGACCGACTGGCAGAGAACGGTGGCCCTACGCGACTCCCAGACTGGCGACCTAGTGCCCCTCTCCGACGCCGTGATGGAGATACGCAACACCAACTTCGTGCTCGTGATGCGTCTGGATGAATCCAACGGACGCTGTCAGATCCTGGCAGATGGGGCCACCATCGCCCTGTACATCCCCAACCAGGACGCTCTGACCTACTTCGCCCAGGGCAACTACCCAGGGGCCGTACAGGCGGTCGGGTTCTGGGGCATCGGGCGCTCCTACCTCTACGACATCTTCGCCACCTACACCAACGGCGGGATGCAGGACAGACTCATGCGGGGCTTCTTCAACGTGGGTCCGAATATCAGCCGGCCCCTGGCACCCAGTACCAACCTGGCCCTGACCATCGGACAGCGAGGCAACTATGAGTGACATCACCGTCACCGGTCCCACCGCTGACGTCATCGAGATCACCACACCTGGCCTGCCAGGGCCTCCCGGCCAGCCAGGACCTCAGGGTGCAGGCGGTGTGCAAGGCCCCACCGGACCGTCAGGTCCCAGTGGTCCGAGTGGCCCCGCAGGCCCTCCCGGCGGCTTCACCATCGCAGGCACGGGGCCCGACACCAGCTACCTTCCGGCGGCTCCCACGCCCGGACAGGAGGGCATGGTCTGGCTCATCGGCACCACGAGCTATGTCGTCTACTGGTGGAACGGAACGGCCTGGCAGACCCTGAACATGTCGGCCGGACCTCAAGGGCCGTCCGGACCAGCAGGACCAACCGGCGCTGCCGGCTCTCAAGGAGTAGTAGGGCCGACTGGGGCGCAGGGACCAGTAGGTCCGACCGGACCGGCCGGCACCACACCAAGCACTCCGACCTGGCAAGCATTGACATTGCTGTCACCCTGGGTGG